GAACAGTCAATAGAGCGCATGCGTCCTCGAGAGTCTTCAGTGCCCTCTGGACTTGTTGTTCTTGGTGAGCGATGTTCTGTTTGTTGACGTGTGCATCCTTGATGAATTTACAGGAAGGATAGTCGTCCCCACAGGGTACCTCATCCAATATTTTCAAAGACTTTCGTTGTGAAGTGAGAATTGAATTCTCACGCTCGTGGGCGTGTCTGAGTTCGACGATCGAGGCCTCAAGTTTCTTGTGAGATTCCAGCCTCTTCTTTAGGTGATCTATGTCGGTGTCGTCAACAATCTTTTGAACGACGACGAGCTTTTGCTGCAAAGACTCGACCTCTGACTTCAACGTGTCGATGTTGCGGACACAGTCTTGGGACTTCGATCTGAGGTCTTCAACCCTGCGACGATGGCTCTCGACATCCGATGATTGGACGATCGATGTGTTGTGTCGTGAGAGGTCCTGCTTCAGGAGATCGATCGAGGACTGATTTTCTGATATCTTCTCATTCAGTTCGGAAAGGGCTTTCTCAAGAATGGCAGACGTCTCAAAGTTCTTGGTGTTCAAATCATCCCAGTTTCTATCAGGAAAGTTCTTCAGCTGTGACTTGAGAGACGACACCTCCTTCGATGCAAGATCGTGTATCATGTCAAAAACGTCTAGGTCGAGTAGTCTGGACAAAACCGCACGTCGCTTTGTTGATCCCTGTGAGATAAACTGATTCGTTTCGCCCTGGGCAGACAGAGAAGTCATCAAAAAATCGTCGGAGAGTCCGAGGAGAGACTTCACCGTCTTTTCAGTGTCATTCCTCTGCTCTCCGGTCAGGTCGTCCATTTCTCCGTCATCCCTCATCCTGTAGAGATTGAGAGCAGTAGACGCTGTGACTATTCCCTTCTTGTTCGTCGACTTAGTGGTCTGTCGTTCGATGACGTAAGACGCTCCGTTGTGGTCCAGAATGACTCGTCCGAAGCAGTAGGGTTTTCTAATGTTGCAAATATTAATATTCTTTAACGATCCGCGGTCACTAGTGTTGAAAAGCGTGTACATCAAGGTTCCGACGACCGAAGACTTTCCCGTCCTGTTGGGACCGAAAATTCCTACTATTCCATTCAGCTTGTCAAAGTCGATCTTGTTGTCCTCGCCGTAGGAGAAGAGGTTGTCCCATCGAAGGTGTCGAAGAGACCACTTTGCACCGCGAGACGTGTCTTCATTTCCTCGTACGACAGAGAGATATGATTTCATCTGTTCAGCAACAGATTCGACGTCGAGCGTCGTCATATCGTCGCCGTAGTATTCTTTCATCAGCTTGACAAGGACATCAGGAGACCTGAGATCGGTCTTCACGAGAGTTGTTCCTCCCGTCTTGACGACCTGCTTGTCGACCTGATAGTCAAACTTATATGTCACCTCGGCTGCACCGAAGGCCGTTCTGAGAGTCTCTGTCACACCGTGAAGTTTGTCTTGTGAGACGGGAGACTGCGATCTGATTCTGAATCTGCTTCCCTTCGGATGTCTCTTCGCTCGTTCGAAAACTTCTGAAGTGTCGTCAGACCAGTCTAGCGTGACGTATGGATTGGGATTAGGAAGGGGTCTTGTGACGACGTCCCAATCTGACCTGCTTCTGATATCCCACAGGAGATAACCATGCTCAATCTGCTCAGCATAATTTTGTTGGATTGGGCTACCCGGATATGCAATCCAGGGTTTTCCGTCCCTGAGACCGAGAGTCTGCGGTTTGTGAATGTCTCCCAGAAGACAGAAGTCGTATCCCTCAAAAAAATCGACAGTTGTGCCCTCCTCAACGTCCCAGCCCGTCTCTGTCGTGGAGCCCCTGACAGGACCGTGAAACGTGGCAATGTTGACGTCTCCCTGTACGGGTCTCACATCCTTCCATGACGTCTCATCGAAACACGAAAACACGCAAAAGTTATATCCCGGTGACAGGGAATACACGCCGCTTCTCTTGTATAGATGGACACGAGGATTCTTCATCGCGTCGATGATAGGTGTAACTGCGTCCTGTCGTGACAAGTTCGAGAGGTTTAAGTCGTGGTTCCCAAGGATCAAATGAACAGGTGCCACGCTCGACATGTAGTTGAGCCACCAAGTCAAAAACTCAATGTACTCAGGAGAAATTCCGCTCGTCTTGGTATGAAAAACATCGCCGCCGACGAAGATGTGATCGACCTCTTGGAGCCGGCAGTCCTCAACAAATGCCTTGAGTACGTGTTTGTACTCCTCGTGTCGAGACAAGGACCTTATGTGAACATCTGCTGTGTGAGCTATTCTCAAATTCTTTTCCTTGCATTAACTGTATACACATTAATATGATAAGTTTCATATGACAATGTGCTTTGTCCTGACGTCGTGATTTCACGTAATGATATTTCCTGAAACGAGATTCTTTCACACGAGCTCGACATTCAAAAACATCTCGTGTTGCTGTTTACGACCCTGTTCAGCCTCGTAAGAAAGTTGTCGTCCCACGTAGGGGTCTTTGCTTCTTCCAAGGCCGCCTCAAACTCTGCACGAGACATGCTCCCGGGGTCTCCCCAGGGTCTGACGTCGACCACAACGACGTCAACATCGTACTCCTGTAACTTCTTGACAATCTTAGGCGTCTTGGTGGACCACATGTCACCGTCGAGGGCAAGGGCGACGGGAGTGTCGTTGAGAAGGATCTTATTGAAGACCTCGTGACGTTCGTCGAGATCGGATCCGAGAATGGCTGTCGAATTCTGCGGACATTTTACGAGATCGAACGGTCCCTCACAAAGAACGAGCCTCTTAGACCAGTCGATGTTGATGTCATTGAAGACGACAGGATTCTTGTCTACGTCGGGATTGTCGTACTTAGGTTTTCTGGTCAGATCGATGGCTCGGGCCGTGAAGTAGTTGAGATCTCCGAGTGCATCGAAAGACGGCATAATGACACGTCGTCGCCACCTAGGTTCATCCGATAGACCAAACTTGAAATACCAGGCATCGCTCTCAGACAATCCTCTGCCGACAATATACCTCCAGGCAGCTTTGACGTCGGGGTCGGTGATGGATGCCAAAGTCAATAGCCTGAAATCCTTCGGAAGTTCGATCTTCTGCTGTTCAGGTCGTTCACCCGTGACAAGTTGGCCTCCACCGACATGACCTCCGAAACGAGTCCGATACGTCTCGAGTTGTTCAGGAGTTCCAAACTTCCTGATGAGGGGAGCCAGAGACCTTGCCTTGAATCCACACACCCAACAATGAAGCCTGTCGTCGTCGGTCCTGATCGACATCTTCTTCTTCGTGGGGTCGCTAGGCGCACATATGGGACACCTGACGTCGAAATTTATGCCGCTCGAAGAGAGCCTCCCCTTTCCAAAGACGTCTTCGAAGAACGAGATCTTTTCAGTAATCGAATGGACCACGACGTAAATCGTAGACCTTTTAAGTCTATTTGTTCATGAGGCAGGCGGCGCGGGCGATCACATACGCGTCTGTCATGTCGCGGGAAGCATCGATCGGTGCACCGCGCTTCTTGACGTCCCACGTCACGTGCCGCAGGTCGTGTTCCGACATGTGTTTGAACACCTGTTCCTTCTGACTCATGCCGGCGACAGAAGTCTTTTGAAGTTTAATTCCGCAGAGTTTGCGGGCACGGGCTGCGGAGACATAGACTGGTTCTACTCCGAAAACATCCCGACCGATGTAGGAAACTATGCCGTTAAACCTCATCAAGGTGGTGATGGTGGCGGCCGATGACATTCCTTTAGAGAAGCCAAGTAGCGGTTCCTCGAGAGCGAGGACGTCAGGGGCACGTCCCAACGAAGAGACGTACTTGATCATCTCGGACTTCATCTTGTCGGCCTTCTCGAAGATTCCATTGCATTTCTTGAAATTGACGTGATCGAGCGTGACGATGTGAGATCCTTTGTCGTCGGGCTCCACGTTCGAGTCAACAAAACACACTCCTGTAATCGACGTAGAGACATCGAGTCCAAGAATGAGGGACATGACGAATAATTTTTAACAAAAATAGATGAAGTAAACCGTTGAGATCACGCAAGAAAGAAAATCGAATAAGTTTTATTGATCTTGCTCGGTCTCGCTAGCCTCGACCTCCGAGAGAACCGGTTCGTATCTCGAATCAATCTGTGCGAGACGTCGGAGTTGCGCAACCACCAATTTCTTCTCGCAGTCATCGCAGTGAGTCTTGTCTTCGGGCAGCTCCACTGCGCAGTCTAAACACGTGTGCACGCTTGAGGCCTGAATTTCAGCTGCCTTGGTTTCTATCATTTCTCTGATTTCTTGGGCTGTAAATGGCATTTGTCTCTCCCACTTGAGAATTACGAGCTAAATATATGAAGGATCCCCCGCTTGTCTCAAATGAGACCTAATTCTCCCAAATCTTCTTCAGTGAGTATCCTGAACGTCATCCCGCGGTCGACACACCAGATTTGGGCGGCGTCGATCTTCTTTTTCACCACCCGTTGCTCAAGCTTCCGCTTGGGTTTCACCTCGAGGATCTCCTCACGACCGTCCGAATATTTCACGTAAAAGTCAGGGTAATACCTCCGGACCTTTTTCGTTCGAATATTCGAGACATATTCTATGACGGTCTGTTCGTACGTCCACGACACCACCTCGGGACAATGATCGAGGTACGACATCATCTTCTGTTCCCAGCCGCTTCGATAGCTATATGTCACTCCTGATTTGGTCGAGGTGTGTTCGCCGCGGTGATAATGACCTCGTCGCTTTCTACCTTTCCTCTTCTTAGGCATGAATTAAGTATTCAATTTTATTTATCAAAAGCTACCTTAAAAAGTATTCGATCGCCTTCACGTTTTATGATGGGTTGTGCCAGTTTCGCTTTGGCCACGACGTTCATGTTCTCGTCGTGGAAGTTCATGCCGCTGATGTAGACGAACGTCTCATTGTCGACGGGACTTCCGCTGGGCCTCAGAGACGAGGCTGCGGCGGCATAAGTCGCGTTCGAAGAGGAGTTGAGGTAACCCGCAGGAGCCACGATCTCGTATTTCGTAGTATAGACGTTGAAGACACCCCTGAACGACATCTCGTATTGATTCTTGCCGAAGAAGTAGAGGTGCGGACTCTTGACAAGCACTATGCCTTCGTCGTAGAAGATGTTTCCTACGGAGTTCTGAGTTGCGTGTGGGGTCTCGGCGTCTGCTCGATACAAGTTTCCGAAGGAGTCGTCTCTCAGGGTGATTCCGACAGCGCCGTGGGACCCAGAGACTCCTGCGTCCCTGAGTTCGAAGGTTCCCGGCTTGATCCTCCGACCGTAATAGAGATTGCTGATGTTGAAGAACGTCACCTGGTTGGACGACGGGTCGAGTGTGCGCTGATAGATCGTGAGTGGTGCGCCACGTTGTACTCCCCGGTCGAACTGGTAGTCCTCTGCGACGTCGGCGAGGGAGGCCGTGACGGCCGCGATGTACGATTTATATGCGAGTCCCGGCTCGAGACCAGGCGTCTCGGGGGAAGGTCCATAGAGCTGAGTGACGTAGTCGTCGGGAGGATTCTCTCCCAGCCCTCCCGACACGGGTGACTGAGAAGAGAGAGACGCGGTGGTGACGAGGTTGTCGAGATTGATGTAGCTGTAGTCTTCGACGCCTAGTGAGTTCCGAAACTTGTTGGTGATGTCCTCCGCTCGGAGGACATCGTAATTCGGATCGAATGCACCGTCATCGCAGGGCAGAATCGTCAGATTGCGTTTTGCGACTCCTCCGTCTGAATACAAGAACGTGTTGGCTTCCTTCGCCTCCGTAGTGTAGTCGATCGCCGAGGCCGTCAGGTTGAGGAGCCGCGGGAACTGACCCGTAGAGAAGTCCTTCACGAAGTTATCGAGGTTGATGTAGTGACCGTTGACTCCGAACGCCATGGCGACGTTGAAGGGATCGTCGGTGGTGCCGTCGATCTCGAAGAAGGGAGTCTGCAGTATTCCTCCCCTGTCTCCCACGTATCTCTTGATCGTGGTGTCCTCGACGAAGAAGGGTGGCAGGTAGAAAGCGATGTTGTCCTTCACAAACGCTGCTGACCCGATGCCTCGGGACCCGGTGACAGAAGACTCAGAATCAGAGAGAAAATGTCGTCGAATGATGAGGTCGTGCACCTCTGCTTTGAGCGGGTGTCTGAAAAAGTAGTCGTCCGGTTCATCCTGAATTTCATCAGACGTGAGTCGAGAGACTCCGTCCCTCCTCGAAGGTCTCACTCCAAAGAAGAGAGACTGGGCGTCAGTTCCGACGTTCTTTCCTTCATAAAAGTTTCCAACGCAGAGGACGTCTGGGTTGCCCGACGTCCCGAATGACATGGGTGCCACCGTGCCCGACGGCACGACGAAAGTTCCCCTCTCGACTCCATCCACCACGAAAGATCCGGTGCCGTCGTTGATCGAATTAGTTCCCCACCGCACGAGAACGTGGTGCCATCGATTGTACCTGAGCGAGTTGTCTTCCGAAAGGAAGACGAGGTCCTTTGGATGAGGACCAGGCATAGCCATCGAAGGTGGATAGTTGGCGCTGTGACTCAGCTGAAGCTTGATCCTGAACCCCTCGGGAAGTCCGTTCTCGTCCTTCAGCGTACCCGTGACGAGAGACACAGCGTAGCTAGAAGAGAGATGGAAGAGGGTCCCGTCCTTGAAGTGGGTCGGGTCTGGGCCGTCGACCTTGTATCTCGGATTGATGTAGAAATCAAACGTAAAGGGTCCGTGGAGACAGTATGTGCCAGAAGAGTATCCTGCGACATACCCCGGAGATTCGACGTCGGGGACGTTGGGATACAGGAGAACTGATCCAGTGGGCACAGCTGCAGATGATCCCTCATATGCTGTAAAGAAGTTGAGTGAATGGTAGTTGGTGTATGCCCAGGTAGCGTGGGGGTATTCAGAACGATAGTAGGACATCAACATGTCCTTCACGTTGTTCTTGCACAGCGTGTACTTCGTCACCTTAGTCGTGGGAGTGAACCTCTCCACTTCGAGAACCGACGTAGGTTTCGTTGAAGACCCAGAGACTAGGTTCAGGTAGTCTCCCATTTGAGAGACAATCGGTTCACCGGCTGTCCGGGAAGTTCGAGCACTGTCCGCGATTGCCTTTGACCTCGTGTCAAAGTTTGAATCAACGATCGAACCAGCCTTAAGATCATCAAATACAAACGCGTTGTCTTTATCCTTCTCAATCTGTGACTGTCGAGGAAAAACCTTCACAGATCCCGTCACTCCTGACGAGCCTGAAACATAAGAAAAAGTCTCGATGTCGTTCTTGGATACCCTAATGACTGACATGTCGTGGTTAACTATACAACGTCACCGGAGGACCGCCTAGAAGAAGTCTGACTCCGTCACGAACGAGTTAATCTTCCAATACTCATAGAGATCACGAAGCGAAGAGCAGAATACATCTTCGTCATTTTTATAACTAATTAACTTAAAATTTCAATGTCGTGAAAGTTTATGACTGTCGTGGGCGTCGATCGTACGATTAACTAAAAGTCTAGACGAACTCTAAAAGTTAGGTCACGGCCGGGATTCTTTTCAATCGGTCGGCTCAATTTGGCCACCGCCAAAAGACCGCCGACGTCATCATATAGACCGATTGTAGTAACATACGTAAACGGTTCCTGAGTTTCTTCCGGGAGAGACGGATCATAGATAGTAAGTCGACCCACATTGTCACCCGTAGACTCAATGTAGGTTGGATTTGAAGAATAGTTGAAATCATCAGGCAAAGCCCTGCAGAAAACAAGAGACGAATTTATGTTTGTCACGTTCTGGAATGTCATCGCTGTCAGGGCGCCGCTGCCGAAACGAGCATAACAGAAGTGATCTATGATGTCGTCGATAGACGCGGACACGAGGAGATCGGGTACCACTTTTGCTGTGTTATACGTTTCGGTGCCAGGTCCTCCCAGCATGGTCTGTCCGAGAGGACTCATGGCCGATATGGTTCCAGAAACGAACTGAGATCCCGAAATGACCTTCTCAATATCAAGAACTGCAATTCCTGAATCGTAATAGATGAGTCCAACTGCTTTCGACGTCGACGATGCATCGACTAGATAGCCATATTGACCCCCCGCATCAAAATATCTTGAATCTGACGCACCCACGT